TAATAGCATTACTAGTATTGAAGGTACATTTACTAGTGGAGCAGCCGCTTTATCTAGTATAGCCAGTACTGGTACTGCGATTACAACTACATTTAATAATATAACTAGTGTAACCAATACTATTCAAAAATCAGCTACTGGGTCAGTATTGAACACCACTATAGGCAGCCCGGAAAATGCTATGAATAACATCAATGCAATTGCTGGTGCCGGCGCCACATTAACCAGTGGTGGGTTGCCCGCATTGTCTAACGCTGCAAGTGTTGTTCAACAAGGGGCATCTTCATCAAAATCATCTATTCTTGCTAGCGGAATATCAAATCTGCCGGGCGGAATCAATACAATATCTTCTGTAAATAATAATGCCCCTGGAGCGACAAATACAATTCCTGGCATTAGCGAGATAAAAACTGCTATCAGCAGTGCAACTACTTCAACTATGAATGGGCTATCAAGCATATCCAGTTCAACCAGCGCGCTAAGTAGTATCGCTAATGTAATAGGTGATAATAACTTATCTAGTAACTTATCTGCTGCATCTAATATTGCCGGCGATCTAAACAAATTAGGAAATCTTGCATCGTCATTGAAAGTTGGATTGCCCGATGCCAGTGGAGCAACAAGCGCATTAGGTGGCGCTCTAGGTTCTATACAAGGTCAGTTGAATGGGTTGACTTCACTAGCAGCCCTAGGTTTACCGGTTGGTGGCATCGCACAATTATTCTCATCAATATCTTCATTGACAGGAGGCAATCCAGGAGCCATTGGTTTACCTTCAATTGGCTTCAACACTACTGATCGTACTTCCGTGACTGCACAGATTAATACTAATTTAGGCGACCCGGGAATTCCTACTCCAAATCTTGTCGGTGAAATACCAGATCAAACTAAGTCTGCATTTGATGACAAAATCGCTGCACTTAAGAAGCAAAAGAGTGAGCTAGGAGCTAAACTCAAAGAATACAAAACAAAAAGAGATGTTGCTTTGAAAGAGTACAAGATTGCGAACGACAGTCTTCCACAAGGTGATCCGGCTATTACGACTGCATATAACAAATATTCTGATGCGTATGACGAATGGCAAAAGGTTGATCTAGAATATGGTAGCGTGGACTTGGAGATTGAAAGACAAAAATTAGAACAAATTGCGCCTGGATCGACCGCCCAAGCACAAGCACTAGGTGATGCAGAAGTTGCTGCACTTAGTAAGTTATTCGGCGGATAATAAATACAAAGAGGAATTAATTCATGCCACAGTATGTAGGATTCAGTAGTATAAATGCTTGTCAACCAAAGGGAACCAATGCCCAGTTGAACAACATAATGAATCAGGGAACGTATGTCAATAGTGTTACTAACACATTTACTGACATCAACGGTAATCCTGTAAATGTCAACGGGTATGGTATTCCAAATGGCTATGGCAATATGGGGAATCCTACTAACGTTGGTAAAAAGTTTGTACTCACTGATGCACAGTTAGTAGTACAAGATTTTATTAATGCATTGAATATCCCCTTAGGATCAAAGGTAGGTCAACCTGCATATGGTACTACACTATGGAGCTTTGTATTTGAGCCTAATACACTTGACGTACAGGTTGCATTAGAAACTGAAATTCGTAGAGTAGCAAGTCAAGACCCTAGACTTGACATCAATGTAATCACTGCCTTTCCACAGGATGCAGGCATTCTAATTGAAATGCAATTGTCAGTTTCTCCGTTCAACAATCCACAGACTGTGGGCGTATTTTTAAATCAACAGACTACTCAAGCTACAGTTATAGGCGCTTAAGCAAAAAACGCACTTTTTTGATTATGATAAATATATTCATATCAAAAGAGTATAACTATGGCAACCAGTTCAAGACAATCTGCACTATTCGGGCTTAACGATTGGAAGACTATCTACCAAACGTTCAATCAGGCTGACTTCAGAAGCTATGACTATGACACGCTTCGTAAAGCCTTCATTGACTATTTGCGCGTCTACTATCCTGAAACGTTCAATGACTACACTGAGTCAAGTGAATACATTGCCCTTCTAGACGTTATCGCATTCATGGGTCAAGGTCTTGCCTTCCGTGACGACTTGAACGCTCGTGAAAACTTTATGGATACTGCCGAGCGTAGAGACAGTGTTATCAAACTTGCTAATCTTGTAAGTTATACCCCAAAAAGAAATCTTGCAGGTCAAGGTTATCTCAAGGTAACTAGTATCGCAACTACTCAGAATATTACTGACTTAAATGGCGTCAATCTTAGCAATCAAAATGTTCTTTGGAATGACCCTGCTAACCCTAACTGGTTAGAACAAATGAACACTATTTGGAATGCTGCATTGATCAATACACAAAAGATCGGTAAGCCAGGCAACGTTGCTGACATATTAGGTGTTACAACAAGCGAATATGCTTTGCAGATTGCACCTAATGCATTACCTATTATTCCATTCAATGCCTCTATTAGCGGGGTTGGTATGAATTTTGAGTTGTGTAGTGTAACTTCGGTTAATGAAGATTACGTGTATGAAATCTCCCCGGCACCAAGTGGCAGATTTAATATGGTATATCGTAATGATCAACTAGGATTTGGTTCACCTGAGACCGGGTTCTTCTTTTACTTTAAGCAAGGCACATTACAGAATTATGACTTTACACTGCAACAGCAGATTTCAAACCAAAACATTGATATCAGCAATATTCAGGGTGTAAACAATACTGATACATGGTTGTACCAAATCAACAATGATGGTTCCAGAACTGAATGGAAGAAAGTTGACAACATCTATGCAGACGCATATCTTCAAACTGAAGGTACTGCAAGAAAAATCTTTTCAGTAAACTCAGGGTTCAATGACACTGTTTCATATATCTTTGGTGATGGTGTATTCAGCGAGATTCCAGTTGGCAACTATCGTGCATATGTTCGTGCAGGTAATGCATTGACATACACTATCTCACCAAATGAAATGAGCAATATTTCTGTGGCATTTACTTATATTGACAGAATGGGTAATCCACAAACTCTTACTGTCGGGTTGACCCTACCATTAACTGTTAACAATGCTCAGGCTCGTGAAACTCTTGCTGATATTAAGCAACGCGCACCCACTCGCTATTACACACAAAATCGTATGGTAAATGGTGAAGACTACAACAACTTCCCATACACTCTGTATAGCTCAATAATTAAGAGTAAGGCTATCAATCGTAGTAGTGTTGGCGTATCAAAGAATCTTGACTTGCTTGACCCAACTGGTAAATACTCAAGTACTAACTCATTTGGTACTGATGGAGCAATCTACCAGAGTGATCTTGAAGGGTTCTTGACATTAACTGTTAATTCAACTAGTGATGTCATTTCATTCTTTACTAACAATCTTGCTTCAGTGCTTGGATTGAATAAAGCTAATCAATATTATATTCAGAACTATCCTAGATATACTGTCACGGCACCTTCTCCTTCCGACGATGGAAAAGTATATTGGCAGACTAGCACAGTTGACACCAGCACTGAGTCAGGTTACTTTTATACTATTAGCGGCGCAGCAGATATTCCTACTAGCGTTGGTACATTTGCTACTACTAACATTAAGTATATCACTACTGGAGCATTACTAAAGTTCTTAGCTCCAACTGGACAATACTTTGATTCAAACAATAGATTGCAGTCTGGTATTCCCGGCCCAGGTGATTCTACTTACTTGTGGACAACTGTTCTTAATGTTGTCGGTGATGGTTCAAATAACGGTGATGGAAGTTTTGCTAATGGTACTGGCCCGGTAAAGGTAAATGGATATGTTCCTGATGGAGCAATATTGAATACTGTTATTCCAGTATTTGATAATAATATTCCTAGTGCATTGATTCAAGAAGCAGTAATTCGTATGGAATTGAATCAGAACTTTACATTAGTTTTTGATAACTCATTATTAATTAATCAGCAACGCTGGTCGATTGCAAAGTATGATAATGCTAATTACTTTGTAAAGTTCACTAGCACTAGTAATGGCAGATACACTATTACTTATAAAGCATTGTCTTATTACTTTGGTAGTGTTGCAGATACTCGTTTCACATTAAATGCTAATGAGATTGTATATGATCCATACTCTGGTAAGGTACTACAAGATTACATTGATATACTACCAATCAATACCCAACCTAATTCAAACAGTGCATTGGGTAAAGATTACAAAGTAAACATTGTAGGTCAACCTACACAGAGCGATGGTTATATTGATGACTTTGAAGTAGAAATTGCTGCTACTGATGTTAACAATCACCAGTTGATATTAAACCCAGATTACTTCACCGAAGTTACTGGATATACCAACGGTGGCGCAAACATTGGTGTATATGTATTCTTTGAAACTGTACAGGATCCTATTAATCTCACTAGACAATATAT